ATTTGAATTCGGTTTAACCGAATCAAATGTATTTATAATAGAGTCCTTCTTGTCCTGGGGAACTTTGCTCAGGTCAATAAGAGCGGTATTGCGCTGGAAATTGCGGTATGTTTCTTGATTCATTGCCGTATCCAGGGAAGAACGTGAGGCATACCATGCATCAACCTTTTTAGCGGAAACTGGCTTTTGGCGAATCTTATCCACGAACGTATTGTCAGGAGAAAGGATGTTTGGAATACCGTCTCCGCTATCTCCACGAACCGTATGGTCAAACAGGTATTTGACTGGATCTTTCTCCTTGATGAAAGACTTGGTCATAGGTGAGAACTGTTTCACATTGGAATACTGTTGAAGCTGGATGAAATCTTTATCCGAAGAAATGATCATCACTGGTTCATGTTGACCAAAGTTCTGTGTCTTTTCTGTAAGAGTTCCAATGATGTCATCAGCCTCAATGTTGTTAATGTGAACAACCTTGTATGGGAAATTCTCTGCAATTTCATTACGCACCAGAGTTAGAATGCGAAAGAATTCAGTCCAATCAAGACCGCTATCGTCTCGGTTTGCTTTTCGGTGAGCCTTGTACTGAGGATAGATCTGCTTGCGCCACGAACCGCCGTCGCAGGCAATAACCATCTGACCGTATTCCTTACGGTGCTTGAGGTTGTACATCCTCAAAGAGTTTAGAATCATGTGGCGTACCAAATGCTCTGAAACATCCATCTTCTGGGTGAAGATGTTGGAAATTGCAATACCTGAATAGTCGACTAAGATCATGTACCAATCATACTACGCTAACGTCAGATGTAAACACTAAAGTAACGTTTTGCGGTATTTTGTCAACTGGTTTCTCGTGACTCTTACCCGAATCTGGTCGTTATAATACTCATCGGAAAGAATAGCTTTTCTTTCTACCTGTTCCTTCATCTCTAGGTAAGAACATTCGCTCTTACTGGTGCATAGGTGCAGAATAACCCTACGAAAATTTATTTTACCGATTTCAGCGATATCCTTTTGAAGTGCATTGCTGGAACCATAATAGGTCTTCCAGTCCGACTCAACAAGGATGCGCTTCTTTTTCTTCTTGACCGTTTTAAAGCCCTTGAAGAAAAAGAGTTTCTTTCCGACGTACTTACGGCCATTTACTAGGTTCTCTATTAAATAGACAAACCCGTAAATTTTCTTCGGGTCTAATTCAATTGGTTCAAATGGAGAGTCATGATAAAGCCACATAATGGCTTATTTATCACTCCTCAGTATCGTCGCCTTCTTCGCTGCAATGATTGCCGCACATTGGGCAATACTCAGGATAGTTTTCTACGGAAGTATTATCCTCATTCTCATCCACATCAGGATCAACAATATCCTCTGTGAATGAAATGGTAGAGGTGCAACCGCAACAATAGCAATTAATTTGTACTTTAGGCATTAGGCTTCGCATGACGCGCAGTTAAGTAGGTTACGTCCCAGCTCTTGAGCCGGATGCGTTCCACGTTGATAATAGAGGGTTTTGATGTTATTCTCCCAGGCAAAAATCATGAGTTGATTTACTTCCTTCGGAGAGGTCTTTGGATGAACCATAAGATTCAGTGATTGACCTTGGTCAATGTACTTCTGCCGAGCAGAAGCCTGAATGATGATTTCTTTCTGAGAAATTTCTCCAAAGGTCTTAAAGACTTCTTTCTCTTCAGGAGTCATAAACTTCAGATGAAGAACGGAACCGCCATGAGTAAGAATTGACTTCCACGTATCCTCGTCGTTCTTATCATGCTTCTTAAGTACGTCTTTGAGATAGGGATTTTTATAGGCAAATGAACCCTTTGCCAGCTTCTTCATGAAGTAATTTGAATTCAACGGTTCAATCGAAGGTGATACTTGACCCAGAATAAAGCTGGACGATGTTGTTGGTGCCACAGCAAGAGTTGTGACATTACGACGACCCGTGCCCTTTAGAAGTTCCGGCTCACCAAACTTCTCTGCCAGTTCCATTGTTGCTTTATCTGCGCGTTCACGAATGACGCGCCAGATGCCCGTGTTAAGTAGCTTGGCTTCCATTGATTCAAATGCAACCATCTTAGATTGAAGCAGTGAATGCCATCCAAGAACACCGAGACCCAGTGCGCGTTGATTCTTTGCAAAACGATGTGGAGCCTCCATGAATTTCATGCCAACAGTCTTGTCCACAAACTCTTGGTTCACGGAATCAAGGAAGTAGATCATCGTCTCGACTGCATCCGTTTCCTTTATTTCTTCCCAATGAAGAAGATTCAGAGATGAAAGGACACATACAAATGATTCTTCGTCATTTGATGAAAGACAGATTTCAGAGCAAAGATTGGATGAATTGATCTTACGTTTCTTTTCTTTGTAGATTGCAGGAGCACTCTTATTCACGGTGTCTGTAAAGAAGATGTAAGGATAACCAGTCTCAAAGCGTTTCTTAATCACCTTGGTCCACGTCTCACGCTTCTCTTTATCACCTTCAATCATTGACTTCATCCATTTGTCCGTAATGGTAACACCGATCGACATGTTCTGAATGGCATGACCGTCTGAACGGATCTGAAGAAATTCTTCAACATCTGGATGTTCAACTGGAAGATACGCAGCAAAAGAACCACGACGAGCAGAACCCTGTGAGATGACTTCTGCAATGGTATCAAACAGTTCCATGAAATGTACTGGACCCGAAGATTCGCCTCCCACGGAGATGGGCGTGCCACGTGCGCGGAGGTCACCGAAATAGCCCGAGGTACCGCCACCGTGTTTTGACATGATGCCAACCTCAGCCGCTTTATTTAAAATATCTTCCATCTTGTCGGAAATATGAGAATTAAAGCACGACACTGGAAGACCACGGTCATTACCATAGTTAGTCCATACAGGAGTGGAAAGTGAATAGAATCCACGTGCCATATAATCCTCAAATTTATCCGCAAATCCCTTCATGCCCAAAAGCTTTTCAGCATGATCCGCAATCTGACGAATGCGCTTTTCAGGAGTCATTCCTTCTTTTAGGTATCCTCTTTCAAGGAACTGACGCGAGTGCGTGTTTAGCCAATAGTATTTTTCTTGCAGAGAACTCATAATTAAAATAAATCAGATTGATTGAAGCTTTGTCCTTTTTTAGAATACTCGATGGGACGTGAATGGAAGAAGTCCGTCATATTGTTACCCAGAATCTGTTCATCAAACCAAACGGTTTTCTTGACCATTTCTTTATCAACTTCAAATAGCTTTTCAAAGCCAATCTGAACCAATGATTCATTCATACGGTTCTTGATGAACTCACGGAGCAAAGGAGTATTGAGGCTTTCAACACTATAACCATTCACGATCCAATCAATGATCTTGCACTCGTATTCAATGGCAAGAAGGGACTCAGAGATAATCTTTTCTTTGAGCTCAGCATCAAATAATTCAGGATGTTCATCGCGAATGGTATTGATGAGCTTGATGCCGATCATGGCATGAAGGTTTTCCTCACGAGAAGTGTACTCCACCTGCTTGTTCGTATCCTTCAGAAGATTGCGGAAACGACCAAAGTAACTAATGGTGTAGAATTGACTAAAGAGTGCAATGTTCTCAACAAACAGCGTGAAGAGAATCAGAGAATAGACGAACTGCTTCTTTTTGTCCGGAGTAAATGGCTGCAGATATTTGCGAAGATATGTAACGCGACCACGAATAATGTCTTCCTGAAGAATACGATCGAACGAATCATCAATACCCAGTACATCAAGTAGGCGTTCATATGCATCTCCATGGACCACCTCAGAATTTGCCATGACATAACCCAGATCCGTGATAGTTGGATGTGGAAGATTCTCCCCAACTCTGGCCCAAAATTTCTTCACGGAGATTTCTAGTTGGCCAATTGTGGAAAGAGCCCGAACAATGATTTCACGTTCCTGAGGAGTGAGGGATACTTTATAATCCTGAATATCGCTTTGAAAATTAAATTCCCGATGGGTCCAAAACCCATTTTGCATTGCCTCGATGTAAGCCTGAGTCCATGGATAATAATCCGGTTTACGTGAAATTTGTTCTTCGAAAATCATAAGTGGTTAAGATTGATTGTAGGTTAAGTCCAGATCTAAGGTCGAGTATCATACTACCCTAAGTATCTCGAACTGTACACATCAAAATAGATTATAACGAAGTATGTGTGGTAGCCTATCTATACCAGGAGACACTTCCAGCCCATAACTATTTTATTTATTTTTTATGAGCCGTTCGATGAACGGCGACGGATTGCTCTCAGAGCTCCGTTATCAGAATTCCGAAGAACAATCACGTGCGTCGGATTCTTCTTGGCATATTCATAGATGCTACTATGACCTTCATTCTGCATATCAAGGTATTTGGACCAATGTTCAAACTTAACTTTGCCAGCTTCAAATTTACGAAATAATTGTGAGTCGACGTCGAATGACTTATATTTACGGCGCATAAGACCACCAGACGTTGGAGGCATTGCCATATTAGAACTATCGCCCGTTACATTCGCGGGCACTCCGCCTTCGTCTTCCTTGATGTTATTCACAGCTTTTTAATAGTGTGATTTGTTCCATGAAAACCTTTGCCCGACGCAGTACGGTTCACTTGAAATTTGTCACCCGTAGTTTTGTGCTGATATACCGATGTCCCGGATCCACCAAATCCCGAGCGGGTGTGATCAGTGCTATACGTTGAATGAAAGTGTTCAGAATCCTTTTCATGCTTTGCACTTGGGGACGTGGAATAATCACCTTTGTGTCCAGATACATAATGCTTTGCAAATTCGGCAGAAGCTGCATCATGTTCAACACGGTCATCTTTGCTGAGGTTATATCCTTCAGCAATTTCGTTATATTCTTGGACCAGTGATTGTAGCAGCTTTGTGTTCATTTTAGATTTTTCTGAGGACGGAAATTACGTATTCATCCATCGCAATCTCAGCTTTATCGTTTTCCGGAAGATAATCGAGATAGACTAAAAATGCTTTTAGAACTGGCCATAACTCCTCTTCGATCTTATAAAAGATCATCCGATTTGAGGCCTCAATCCCAAAGACATTATAAAGTATGATGGTATGATTGAGAATGAGTCGTTCTTGGATAATTCCTGATTGTTGGTATTTTCTTAGAAGTCGTTTGATGTATTTGAACCTTGACAGATCATCATAAAACTCTTCAACATCCAGACACTGAGCATTATTATAATTTTTAGCAGCGTAGATCAGGAAATTTTCTTCATTTAATTCATCAAAGAGCTTCATCATATAGGTATATATCTGATCAGCAGTTCCATTTCCTAAGAGCGAGGGCTTTACGCGTTGGTTTTCCATTAGGCTTCTTCATTGGCCCCTTCACTCCCGACATGCGAGCGCAGAAGGACTTACGGCGGTTTGCCGCCTTGCTGCCCTTTTTTAATTTAGAAGGAGCCGTTGTCACCGGAGCTTTAAGATTACCGCCCGTCTTGCGATTATAATGATCCCGACCTTTCTGAGTTAAACCGCCCGTGGAGCTTTTATGCCCTTTGGCATCAATTGCAGCCTCGAGAAGTTCATGATCATCGACTGATTCAAAATCTTCCCAGATCACATCAGAGTCTACGCCATTCTTTTCAGCAATATCCACAACCATTTCTTCAATAATGTCAAACTGTGATTCAAGCAGCGCTGACTCTTCTAGAAATTGGCGATAAATTGCAAATGGATTCATTTACTTAAAGATCGTAATGTTTAACCAGTTTGTTTAGGATCTGCTGTTTCTTTTCTTTACCGCTAAGCTTAATACCAGCATTCTCAGCCATAACTTGAAGTTCTAGCTTTGAAAGCAGCTTAATCTGTTCCTTTGTACGAAGTGGTTCAGCTGGGACTTCTTCAGCCGCAACTGGCTCTACTGCAGCTGGTTCTTCGTACGTATAGTCAGAGGTAGTTTTGCAGCTGCAGTCTTCTCCGGATTCGGAACAGCATACCTTTACAGGATCCTGTTGTTTAGCATCCATCTTATAATAATAGGAATTTGGGTTATCCTTAAAAAGGCCAACGATAGATTTCCAGCAAGTTTTAACTGATTCAATCACGTTTTTCATATGTTTTATTTTGTGGTTATGTTATTCCGAGTGGATTACTTTATGGGGTGAGCCATACCCAACACGGTCACCGTGGAATAATTCAATACGGTGAGGTCCTTTTGCATATTCTTTTGCTTTTTTTAGTATATTGGAATGTGATCCGTGAATGACAGTTCTGTTATTCATTCCAACCTCAGAGTATGATCCATCGGAATGTTTGCGACTTACAATCGCAGTATATTTTTCATCTACTTCTTGTTTTTCAGAAACACTTTCATTTGTGGTTACTGGGGCGTCAATAATTTCGGCTTTTGGAAGAGCTGCAGACTTGTTTGCGGGAGCTGGTTTGTCAGCAGGATTTAAATCATCCGCACCATCTTGAGCAGAACCTGGGACTGCATCTTTGATTTCGACATTCTTATTCATGTCGTCTTTCATCTTCTGTGTTGCAGGATCCATTACTTCTGGTCCAGCTTCAGCAGAATCAGGACCCTTTTCAGAATCTTTCTCATCTTCATCTTCATCATTTTCAGTTTCTTCCTTGACAGGAGAAGCTGGAAGGTCTGCAGTACGGATGCAATCGCTCTTCATTGCGATGAGCTGTTGGGTGAAGTTATGAATGTCTTCATCCGTCTTGAAGTCTTCACGGGCTCTTTCAAGAACACGGATGAAGGCAGGAACATCAAGATGAAGTTTATCTGCTGGATTGTCTCCTGCGTATTCATCATTTTCATTGACCATTGCAGCATAAGTTGCAGCAACAGAAGCGATGGTTTGTTCGCCCGTCATTTTTGGCTTGTCATCTTCCTCCTTCTCATCTTCGTCTTCATTGTCTGCGTCATGATCGCTTGGACCACCCATGTTATCTGCATCGGGTTCTGGATGTTCTTCTTCGGAATCTTCTTCCTTTTCTTCGCCGCGAAGTTTCTTGAGGTCTTCACCATCAATCTTACCGTTTTTGTTCACATCGAGCTTATGTTGATTGCCAACAAGTTCTTCTGCCATCTCGGCGCGTTTGTCGCCTGGTGCTTCTGAAGCTGCAATCTTTTGCATTTCTTCTGCATCCTTTTCTTTTTCATCATGATTGTCCATCTTGATTTCTTCAGAGTCCTCTTCTTTGACTTCGGAAGGAACCTCATCAGATGCTTGCTTTGGTGCATTTTCTGCGTCCATGTCCTGAATCTTCTTGGACTTGTCGTCGTCTTCCTTGTTAGTTTCTTCCTTCTTGATTCCATACTTCTTACCATTAAAATCGAAAGAAGCTTTCTTAGAATTAGCGGCTTCAGTAACAGCCTGGACGAATGCAGTTACATTTTCTTCGGTGATAGACGCTGGTACCCACTTTGGACGAGCGGCTGGAATTGGTGCTGGAGGATTGACCATCTTGCGATAGGCATCTGCGATAATTTGAGTAAGAGTAGACATGGTTAAGGTGGTTAAAGATTTCCTATTTATAATTATTTTCGTACTAAGTAAGTGATAAACGCCCCGATCAGGGTAGCAATTGCGCCGGAAAGTGTGATCCAGAAGATTCGATTGATGGCGGAAATTGTCACGGTGTTTTCATCAACTTTTCGTTCCATTCTATCCACGCGTTCCTCGACTTTGATCATCTTTTCCATAAGGAATTTCTTATCATTTTCGAGTTGGACTAGCTTCTCTTCCGCACGGGCAAGAGAAATAATGGCTTCTGCTAGTCGATCAATTTTTGCTTCAATCCGATCGAGTCGCTGGTTATTTTCTGTGGGTTTAGTCATTATGATTGATTGGCAACGTTGAATTTGACTTTCTTAAAGATGCTTTCATCAGAGGTAATTGCAGCAATAAGATTCTGGAGCAATTCAAAGAGAACGTCTTTTTCTGCAGTCGTGGTAATAGGAGTATTATGATCCAACTTCTTGATGGCGCGCGTTACAGTATTCAGTTTAAGACGGTCGAGTAGACCAAGACGAACAAGCATCTGCATACGGGCAAGTTCTTTTGCGTCATTATTAGATGCAATAGCCTCATTGACAGACTCGGAAGCAAATTCCTTTTCGGCTTCAGGCTGGTCATCATAGAGGTCCTGAGTATACTCAACATACGAATGAACATCATCCATTTGGTCATACGCAGTTGTAATCTTCACTTGGATCCATGCTTCCAGTTCATCCTGATCATCCATCGAAGCGGCAAGGTCTTTGGCCATATCAGCAATCTTGAGAAGCTGACCTTTTGCCATAATGATTTCTTCATCATTATCATCATACTCAGAGGCTTCATTTACTGTTGACTCATTTGCCTTAAGCTTGTCCACCATTGCTAGATGGAATTTTTGAGCAGCAGTATCACCGCGTTTACCAGCATTAATTGCTAGTTGTGAATGCTTCGTAATTTTAAGGTTTATTTGTTCATCAGCTGCTTCAGCCGTGGTTTCAACAGCCTCAGTCATTTTATGCTTGATTAAACGGTGAGCCATGAACTTATGAAGTGTGGCTGAACGATTATGATGCTTCAGCATATCTTCGAACGGCTTTAAATGGCTTGGTTCTCCACCCGATTTAATATGAGCCGCAATCTTCTTTTCATATGCAGAAGCAGCTTTAATGTGGGAATCCGACGCGCGGACGTGAGTTGCGAGAGATGGCTTTAGTTTGGCTTGTTGAGAAAACTTAGCGGCTTTGACTCCATGTACCGATTCGTCGAGACTTTCTTCAACGCTTTCCTTTGGTACGCAGTTTGGAACTTTTTTGCCATTCTTCATCTTCATTCCAATGGCTTCGTAACCTTTCCAGCACGCATCTTCAAGGGCTTCACCCATACGAGAGACTGGCTTCTTTGCATTTTCCGCATCGCGTTTCTTGGCAACTTCGTACTTAGCATCCATATGTTTATGGAATGCATCATTGTCTCCTGCAGCCTTTGCTGCTTGAGCTGCATCATGGTGCTTTGCCATATCTTCCGCTGCATCTTCATGAATCTGCTGACTATCCCACATCGTAAACTTTCCATTCGGATGAGCTTTCTGATGAAGAGCCATTGCCCGATGATCAGCATCATTTTGATTCTTTGCTTTGACAACATACTCATGTTTCTTTTCGCCCTCAGGATGTTCATGAGCAAATGTAACTTTAAAATTATTTTCCTCAGTCACATTAGAACTCTGACCCGGAGTTGCATTCTTGTACTTGTTCGTCAACTCTGCGGTACCGAATTCTCCGGCGCCGAGTTCTTCTTTTATGGCACGAAGGTGTTCTTTTCCTAATTGAACAGAACCTGCATCATGGTCTACTGTATATGTTTTTGCAGCTGTTTTATGTAAACCATGTTTGATTTCACCAATGCGACCCATCTTACCCTGAACATCTTTCGGTCCGCCAACAATCTTTACCTTATCTCCTACTTTATGAGCTTCATCTACATTTTCTTCTTTTACCAGATTCTTATAGAGACCGCCGGGACCAGCAAGACTTTTCTTAACTGGCTTCTTCCATTTAGAATCAAATTCAGACTTGGACATGGCTCCTGCATTGACGCGGGCCATGTCTGAGCTCTTTTTCTTTGAGGCTTCTTCTAAGTTAGATTCGCGGATTTGTTTGATGCTTTTCATGATTGTTTACGGAATTTGCTTAATGGAATACCTTGACTCGATGGTATTCTAATTTTTGGTTGATAGATTGGAAAGGCTGGTTCTTCTAATTTCTGGTCTTCCTCAACAATGATTTTTTTCTCAACAAGTTCCACGGCATTAAGCCATTTACGAACTTTCTTGCCATCAGTGAGTTCCACAATAAGATAATTGGATCCGCAGTGGCTAATCTTGCCCACTTCTTCAGATTCCTTGATGACGACATCATCCCCAACCTCAAACAGATCGCCTGAGACGTACGCCTCTCTGCGGTCACCCACGGATTCAAGCTGGATGTGTTTACGGAAGTTGCGTGATTCCTTGAGGCCAAGTCCATTACGGACCGCATTAAAATAATCTTCGCATTCCGCAAAATCTGCAGGAAGACTCTTTGAGAAAGACTCAAGGTCATTTGCGATTGCCGCAGCACGCATTTTAGATTCCGAAAGCATGTTATTGCATTCAGTTGCCGCAACAACGCTGACTCCAGATTTAAATGTAAACTGCTTACCGTTGTGGCTATCCAGGAGTGCTTGGTACTCAACCACTCGGTCGGCTGGAGCAACCATGGTCACTCCAGTGAAGCCCTGTTCAAATAGTTTTTTGCAAATGGCAAGAGGACCATCGACATCATCGTTCATAATGTTCCGAGCATACTTCGGAGACATCTTGCGCATCCACTTTACCTTTTCTTCAAGCTTGAGTGGATTGTTCTTTTGGTCATCAACATGAGATGTATAGATGCGATATGTTTTACCGTTCGCAATCTTTGCTACATTCTCGATCAGGTCTTCACTCTCAATGGTGGGCGGATTGAATTTGCCAAAGGTAAAAACAACTTCCTTTGTCACCGACTCACTTACAAATTGTGTAAAGGACTTCATTATTACTTAGAAGTTTTCTTCTTCAGACGGTTGCGCTTCTTTTCACGGGTATCGGTTTCTTCTTTGAGACCAAAGTGTTTTGCAACATGTTTATCACCGTGGCGATGACGGAGAATATCCGCAACCATTCCTTTTTTACCGCCCACGTCGGCAGGAGTATATTTTGATTGCACCTTGCCTTGAACATCCTTATGAATCTTATGGACTTCATCGGTGGATTTGCCCATTAGGCTCTCGTGATCCTTCTTAATGTCGGCCTGTCTACGAGTATCAAGAGCATCATTCTCTTCATCCATAGGACGGCGCTTACGCTTAAATGCGTTAAGGTCTTGCTGTTCTGATTCGCCGCCGGTATACTGTACTGGAGTAAAGTCTTTAAAGCTTAACATGATTGTTTCGAGTTTCCCATAGCTGATAATGGAATTACTATCAGCCGTTTATGTAGAATACTATTTATACTATCAACACTTTGAATTAGTGTAAACTATAAATATGTTCCTATGCAATACTCAAAACATATTCTATTGGCAGTTGTTATTTCTGCCCTTCTCACTGGTTGCGGCACAGTCGATTCAGCTTATCAATCCACAAAGGGAATTGGTTCTGCTGCTATTGGTGGCGTTGGCAATATCGTAGGTAACGGAGCCTCCGATGCTTCCAAGACTCTTGGAGTTGCTTCGGATGCTGCTGGCAAAGTTGTCAGTGGCGCTGGTAAGGTTCTCGGTGGAGGTCTCGATCTTGTTGGCGGTGTCGTTAAAGGCACTTCCGATATCGTAGCTCCATCAGCTCCGGCTCCTAAGTCTTACTAAGACCGATCACAGTTCAGCCTGATAAACCCTGAGAGCAATCTCGGGGTTTTTCTTTATTGCATCCATACGGACCGGCCATCCGTATGGTGGATGTGGTGGCCATGGTTTTTTTGCTTCTTCGGGCGATACAGTGGTCCATTTTTCGTTGCCATGATAATGTCTCACACAAACATCCGGAGTTTCTTTGCCAAAGAATCGGGACCAGTTCATGATTCTTGGCATGAATCCCCTAGGATTTCCACCTAGGCATCTCCACACAACTGACCAGGTTCTTTGTTCAAGAAGAAAATGAACCGGTTCAGCTGTATTTTTAACGCACTCAACGTAAAGGTCGCCGATATGACGTGAGTCTGCAGGGAATAGCATGAAGGATGACGTCATCTCGGGTATGCTATCACCGATTTTATATTTGCAATCGATAACTTGAGATATTGGAATATTTCGACTGCCTTCATCCACCATACCCATAAGGTCATCCGGGATCTTATCAAGTTCCACATCCACATTTCTGCGGAATGCCTGATCGCAATCCATTAGATAAAATCGGTTCTCCTGTGGAATCCTAAGGAATGCTAGAATGATAGCAGACTTATAATCAAAGTTACGACCTCGGTTACCTTCTCTCACAAACCACATGAAATCCTTTGGATCAACTCGAGTTGTACGATCCTCTAGTTCGGATGGGATATTCGAAGTCAGATCAGTTAGGACTCGCGATGGTTGCGTATTCACGCTATCGTGACCCGTCATTGCTTCTTTGAGTAATGGCAGGAATTTACCATCCCCGAAATAGATAAAATACGGTGTTTTCATATGTAGGAATCAATCAGTTTCTATTATTTTATTTATATAAATAGAAGCAATACTATGTTTAATCTAGAATCTCTTCGATCGGTTGCCAATACGTATTCTGAAATGATTATGGAAGATGCGGCACCGCAAAAGCTCAAGCATATCCATCATGCTGAAGATCGTCCACTTTTACACGGATCCCAAGGTTTTGAACATGCTCATTCTGCACTCATGCATGCACACGAGCACATGAAGGCAAAGAAGTCTAGCTCGGATCTAACGATGAAATACGATGGAGCTCCATCGATTGTTTTCGGCCATCATCCAGTGACCAAGAAGTTTTTTGTTGCAACAAAGTCTGCTTTCAATAAAGATCCAAAGTTAGCTCATACTCCGGCGGATGTGGACAAGCACTATGGTCACGCTCCGGGTCTTGCAAGCAAATTAAAGACAGCTTTAAAGCATCTTCCAAAAATCACTCCGAAGCACGGAGTATATCAGGGAGACGTCATGCACTCGCGTGAGGATCATAAGCTGCATGAGGCAGTTTCTTTTACTCCAAATACCATTACCTACACGGCTCATGGAGACGAAGAGAAGAAAGTAAAACGTTCTCACGTCGGAGTTGTGGTGCATCAACAATATCATCCGAATCCTACAAAACCAGGATTCGAACATATGTCAGTAAGTGCACATCCAGACACTCACAATTTTACTCAGCATCCTGACGTTCATATGAAGACGGCAGAACACGATACGAGCAAGATCGATTATCCTAAGCACGATCAGGATGCTTTCCATAAACATATGTCAGCCGCAAAGGCGATTCATGACAAACATGGACCAAAGATGTATGCAGCAACCCAACGCCATCAGGGCGAAAGCGGTCATCTTGCCACATACATTAATCATACGGTTCGCCACGATCAAACTCCGAATGCGTCTGGATTTAAGTCTCATCTAGCGGCACATCATGAAAAGATTGCTAGCAAATTGAAAAGTCCAGGCGGAATTCAAAAGGCAAAAGCAACTGGTGCAGAACATACGGCGCACGTTCAAAAGCATGCTGGACATTACAACAATCTGTTGGCAATGCATGGACATCTTGCAGCGGCAAAACACACTTTGGTTAGAAACCTAGAAAAGCATGAAGGTGGTCTGGACCATCATATCAACGGCATAAAGTCAAAACCAGAAGGATTCGTCATTAATCATACGCACGCTGGACATACGGAACCAACTAAATTGGTGAATCGTTCAGAATTTGCAAAGGCGAATCTATTAAAGGTTAAACCTTGGGCTGCTAAAAAACCGTGAAGTCGTTCCTGGAGTTTTTAGCTGAGGCGGCTGAGCAAGGTACTCTGCATTCATTTGACGTAGATGAAACGCTGTTTAAAACTAATGCAAAAGTCCACGTAATGCACGGACAAAAACACGTTGCATCATTGAGTAATTCGGAATACAACACGCATAAATTGTCTCCGGGTCACCACTACAATTTTAGTGAGTTTGAAGATTCTAAGAAGTTCCATGACGAATCTCACCCAATCCATAAGATGCTGGCAAAGGTGAAAGCAATTCACAGTAACATTAAGAATTCGCCACATCATAAAATTATCATTAATACGGCGAGAAGCGATATGAATGATAAAGAAACATATCTCGCTAAATTTAAAAAGCATGGTCTTCCCATGCACGACATTCACGTACACCGCGCTGGCAATGACAAGACTCCTGGTAGTGTTGCTCAAAAGAAAGCCCGCGTGATCGACCATCAGATTACTACTCACAAGTTTAAAAACGTCCACGTGTATGACGATAGCACTGAGAATTTAGATCACTCTTTAGCTCTAGGTGCAAAGCATCCGAATACAAAGATTCACGCATGGCACGTTCATCATGATGGAAGCGTTAAGGCATATCACGGAGCCAAATAATCATGCTATCATTTAAACAATTTGTCAAAGAAGCAGCTGCCTCAGAAGGTTCACACCACGTTCTTGCATTTGGTCGGTTGAATCCAATCACGCATGGACATGAGAATGTAGTGAATAAAGTTCACGATGTGGCCAAAAAGCACAACGCTGGACATACTGTGATCGTATCTCATAGCCACGATCCAAAGAAGAATCCATTGAGTCCATCTCAAAAAGTGAAGCATGCAAAACACGCGTTTCCAGGAACGAATATAATTTCATCGAGCAAAGAAAAGCCAACAATCCTTCACCATGCTGCAGATCTTTCTGCCAAGGGAGTTCAGCATTTACATGTTGTAATGGGATCGGATCGTGCAAAAGACACCCATGCGTTACTTCATAAGTATAACGGAGTGCCTTCTTCAAGTGGCCATAAAGGCTACAAATTTAAATCAATTACCGTACATTCAGCAGGAGAACGTGATCCTGATGCAGAAGGTACCAAAGGCATTTCCGCAAGCAAGATGAGGGCTCATGCCGCATCGGGCAATAAGAAAGCTTTCCATGCAGGTGCACCTTCAAAAATGACTGCTGCGCATAAAGACGCCATGTACCATGACGTCCGTAAGGGTCTAGGGATAAAGTAACGATTGTTACTTTTTCAGTTTAAACCCAATCTTATTGCCGCCAGGATTTGCGGCATTCGAGTGATATTCAAATATGAATTTACTCTCGGCAAATCCGCGAAGTTCGTATTCGGTACTACCCGGGGATAGGTAGATATAAAGCTGCTGGATATTATTTGAACTGACAACATCCGTCAGGAATTTGGTATATTTTGGGTTTTGATTTACTTCATCCACAAGTGCGTATGCCATTGGAGAAAGTATTGCGCCAGATTTCTTTTGGCTTGGCGACTTCCACATTTCGATTAATGTGTTGACATTTGCGGCACGCTTAATTTTAGAATAGAAGTGTTGATCCAGGGCGGCAAAAACGGCATTTCCGTCTTTAAAAACCTTTAACCATTCCTCAACGTCCGCCGCATTATATTGTTGTTTTCCAATGATGGTACCAACTCTACGATATAAATCTGAATTAATTGCTTTGGCCGCCATGATAATTCCATCAGTACCGGAATTTTCCGTAATGGCTCCAATGAACTGATACATCAGTTTTTCATCACGATCATTGAAGTTTTTCCCCTGAATCATTGACCACACTGAAGAAATTGATGGGGCTGCACCGCCTCCAGCTTTAGCAGATACTGAAACCTTTAGTTTGTTCTTGAGTACTCCGTAATAATCCACCAAGCGTTCATTGCTCTTTGATGGAAACTCAATGGCAATCACATCAGCATTTGTATAGTTATTTAAAAACCACCAAGCTCCACTGATTTCTCCAAAGTCCTTTGCAATAATGGCAAGATCTTTATCGGAAATTTCCTTTGAAGCTTTCGGTGTAGAAAATTTCGACTTATTGCTATTCTCTACCAACTCATTTAAAAAATCTTTGATATGTGGAGGAACTAAGTTATTTTTGTCAATTGCCAATTTAATTTCTCTCACATAGCTAGACTTTAAAATGGTCTTTCCGCCCAGGCCGAATCCATCCGGAGTAAGTGATTTGTTTGCGATCGTTTTAACATTATCTGAACTGGTTTTACTTTTAACTCCAGGCTTCTGGAGCATATCAAACTTCACACGAACTTTGCAGGTTTTTCCACCAAACTTATAGGTTACACATGGTTTTGGATCGTACGTTTTAACTGATGGAACAATTACTTCCTGACCCTGTTTAATAGTACCAATCACCTTTGATGGATTTTTGTCATCGAATGCCTCAGCATCTTTCTTGATAACAGTCGAGACATCTCCTGCAAATTTGTAGTATTTTTCCCACGCTGATTTCCCGGTTGTTGCCATATGATCTATTTATCAGCCTCAAAAAAAGCATTACGTGATATAGTCCGTATCTCTGATGTACCATTGTTTCTTGCTATACCGCTTATTGTGCACAAACATTTCGTATAGGCCGGTTTCTCTGCCATAGGCTTCAATCTCCCAGGGTAGCTCCCAATAGTTACCTTTGTCCGTATGATATGATTGACCCTTCCATTTTGTGATGTAGCAGTTGCCCGTATCACACATCTCGCGTTTCACAAACTGTTTGACGTGGACACACTCATGGGCCAGAGCTCTGAGCAAGCCGTGCATATTCATGCTAGAATCGGCTGTGATGTTAAATTCTCTTGGCTTATTCCGGTCATCTTCCCAGATACAATCCGCTTTAAGGCTTTCTTTTTTGAATAGATCCTTCCGCAGTTTGATTAAAACCATTACACTATGCCCAGGGATGAGGTCCTTTAGATAATAATGCGCAGCCTCATTCACTAGTTTCTTCTGGATCTTTGATCCGCCCGATACGATAATCTCGTTCATGTTTATGGAAGAGGCTGCCATTTAATGGGTTGAGTTGAGTTCACGCGAAATACCGCATAGGTTCTATCAAAGAATTCCCTAGCGTTTATTTTCTCTCGATAGAATTGGCCGACAGAAACTGTATGCAGGATCATGTAATCGTCATCCGAGGCCATGATTAGAATTGCAGCATGCGCCGTATCCTTATTTACTCCGGGCACTTTTGCCTGCAATTCATCCGGAACGAGACCCACCCAGAAATAAGGCATGCCATATTGAATGTTGCAGTCAAACACTTCTGGGCCTTTTACGACCACATATATGCATTGAAGCTTATCACTCGGCATCCGTTTGTTCCATGCCTGCGTAGAATCATAGAGGGTTGGAGGCGTATTCTTATCCGGTACCAATCTCTTCATCCATTCCGCATAGGAAATCTGCACACCCATAAGACCCGAAAGAGTCTGGTAGGTAAGCGGTACGCAGTCATTTGCCCGTAATGAGCCAATGATGAATAGAATGCAGAGAAGGAGTCTCATTTAGTTTTCTTTTTTGGTTCTGGTTTAGTGTTCCATAGGGAGTCACCTTTGTAGAGGAGAAACATGGCGATACCAAATAAAATCAGTCCCACCCATTTTGCATCCGATCTACCGATTAGCCACATTGAGAGGATGAATAGGCCAGCAGCAAATATATCAAATAGAATTGAATAGATTTTGTTCATTTTTTTGCAGACATGTAGTTGATGACGGAGATGAGTAACCACAGAAACCAGCACATGAGAACAAACTTAAATGCAATTACTGATATTGAGTAGAGAAGAGTCGCAATTGCAAGCGTACAGGCAAATGCAATTAAGCTCAGTGTTACAATTGATAGGAAGTGGATCATAACATTAGATTCCGTGTTCTTTACGCCAAAGGCCAAACAGATCGTGCGAATCGAGTGGACCAGCGCTAATGCGGTTGGGCATGCGCAGATTGATCCAGAGGCGAATATCCTCAGGAGCCATCATCTCATATGGCGAAAAGTCACACGAGACGATGGTACCGTTTTCGTGAACAAAATCATGCCAGATTTTGCTGCAGTCCGTATCGTAATCCTCGTAGGGTTGATACGTCCAACCCATGTAGCTATAATTTTCAGTTGCGGTAATCATTTTAGTATTGTGTTTCGCTTGTGTAATTTGTTCCAAAGAGGCGAGTGCCGACTTCGGGTGGCATCCAGACACTTAGTTGGTTGAATTTAAGACTTTTTTTATAGTCCCAGATGGAACATGGCACCTCACGGGCGCCTGCCATTGGAATGGCAGAAGGAACAGTGGCTTCAAATTGCCATTGAAACATCACCTTGCCGTCTCCGTCACCTACAGCAAATGTAGCTGGAGGAAATCCAAGGATCTTAGTGACTTCATCGGCCGAGATATTGGATAGGATGCCAGTCCGGTGCGATGAATAAAAGCCATGAGTTTGTTTGATTTTCATAATTTTATTCCTCGTTGGTGTTGATGAACTGGTCAAGATTGTACTTCGTCATCTCAGAGACGACCGAAGCGGTCTCACGATCGCCGACCTGGATAACTCCAAGGGCGAGAGCCTCGTGCTTAGCCTTGAGGGATTTGCGAAGTCTGGCGATAACCGCAGCTTTGTTGACTTGGAATTTTCCGTTTGAGAGCTTCTTTGTTAATTTCATAAGATAATAGTACTAAATTCTGGGTAAAAGTAAATAACTACGATTTGCCTAAGTGATTGATTACCAATAGGGGCTAAAAATACTTCAAGGTTTAGTGACAATCTGAGCGTATTCCTCACCGTTTTTAGATAGG